GCAGAATTCCCTGCGTTGTATACGTGTACAAAGTTCGATCAGATTGAGACGATTTTTGGTGAGTTTCATAATGCAGTAGGCACTGTTGGCATGGGCAAGATTTTGCTTGATGAAAAAACGCCTGAATTCCTGCAAGATTTCAAAGGACGCCTGTCAATGGCGGAGTTAGCGGAGTTTTTGAAGGAACAAGGGTTTCGAGTGCTGTATGAGAATACCGGTTTTGATCTTGGTTTGTTCTGGGCTTCTAAATCCTTTGACTGTTTACTGGTTGAGCCCCAGTAAACTTGAAGAAGTGAGTTGTTATTGCTATGAGTCGCAAGGAAAAAATCCGCAAGGTGATGGGTGAGTTTGAGGCTGGCACCTTAAAAGGTGGTTCTGGCGAGATCGTTAAAGATCCTCGCCAGGCAATGGCGATCGCCATGAAAGAAGCAGGTGCTGCTTCTGAAGGCAAAAGTGATGACTATATCGCTGGTTATCTGGACGAGATGATAGGGCCTGGTGAAAAGCGGTGTCGAGGTTATCTGTCGTCTTTGAAAAAGAACAAGAAAAAAAAGTAGATAGGGGCGATGCTGAAAGCTTCGCCCCGCCAAAGGCGGTCCAAGAGGCTGCTCGTCGCGGCCTTGAGCTACGAAAAAAACATAAAAAAGGAGGCTTGACCAGTCAAGAAGCTGGAAAAGAAGGTGTTGGAAGCGGAGTCGTGAGGGCCTCTAATCTTGCGAACGGCAAGAAAGTGAGTGCTGCGACCTTGCGTCGGATGTCTGCATTTTTCTCACGGCACGAAAAGAACAAGAGTGGTGGAGATGACGACGCTGGTTTTATTGCATGGCTTTTATGGGGCGGCGACCCTGGAAGGTCTTGGGCTCGCAAAACACTTAAGATGCTTGAAAGGCGCCAAGAACAATGATGGACGAAGTCAAAGTGAGGGACGAAGAAGGCGTCAGTGTTCTTGAAGCTTGTCAGATCCTTTCAAGAAACGCCCATCGCAATACTTCGGAGTGGCAATACGTGCATAAGCACGTTTTTAAGAATGGTCGCCTTGAAGAGACTCATGAATACGTTTTGAGTCACTATGAAAAGCCAGACGAAATGTTTGAGCCAATGAAATTCCTGATTTTTGAGGCGGTAGCCATGGCAAAAGCGTATGTCATGGAAGGCATCGAAAATGCTCTTGCTTCTATCCACGAAGAAGAAGACGAAGAGGACTAAACCAAGTCATTTTCAAGAAGAGTTTCCATCAAGATGACATATAGAGCATTTCGACAGGCTTGAAGTTGTTCTTGTTCAATCGGGTGTCCTCCTGGCCAATCTTGATGTGCTTTGCCGACAATTTTGTACAAGAAACGCAGGCCCTCAAGCGTTGTGTGTATTCCTACTTCTATTTCGTTTTCATTCATAACGCGCTGTAGTTGCATGAATAACAAAGCTGGGATAGCCCATTAGCCATAAGACGCTAAGTCCAAACACGCTACTTAACACCCTTATTTGAGCAGTGTCTGGCGCAATTTTACCTTGCTCCATTCGTGAGACTGTTGCTTGGTCGCAAAAAAGATGAGAGGCAATATCTGTTTGAGACAGCCCGCAGTTTCGTCGAGCATCTCGCATTCTTGTTCCTATTAACTCGCGAGCCTCCTCATACGTGACCCTTGGAGCAGCAAATTTTCGATATTTCACGAGAAAAGCATGCGAAATAGCATTGAAAGTAATATAAGATGATAAGAGCACTTCTAAAGTGTATGTATGGAAACGACATCCTGCAGGTACGACTTTTCTCCTATAGAGAAACACGAACTCACGCCCGAAGGTTATCTTCGAGTGTGGGCATCGATAGCGCGTACAGGTATTCAGCATTACACCGATGCTGATGGTTCATTGCGAGCAGAGTATCGCCCTGAGTCGGAAGTTTCATCTCCTGAAAGCCTTGCCTCGTTTGCGGGCAAAGCTATCACTATGGAACACCCTCCTGTTCTTTTGGACAGTGAGAACACTAAAGATCACTCTGTTGGATTTACTGGTACTGAAATTGTTTATGACGACGGATTCGTTCGTGCAGTCATGACTGTTACGGATCAGCAAGTTATTGACAAAGTGGTAAAAGGTGATGTTCGCGAAGTGAGCGCCGGCTATCGAGTTGAATACGACCCGACGCCTGGCGTTACAGATAGTGGCGAACATTATGACGGTGTCCAGAAAGCAATTTCTGGCAACCACGTCGCTATCGTTCGCCGGGGCCGAGCCGGCCCGCAAGTGAGGTTGCACCTTGATCGCCAAGATGCTGCCGATCCATCTTTATTCCTTATCGAGGAGTCTCACACAATGACGGCAAAAGTCGTGTTTGACGGCGCCGAGTTTGAGGTGAGCGAGAGCGTTGCTCTGGCGATCACCAAAGAACGAGAAGACGCCAAGATGTCCTACGAGGACATGCAGAAAAAGTACGACACTCTTGTCAAAGAGGCAGAGGACATGAAGGCCAAAATGGCCGAAATGAAGGATGGCATGAAAGAGAAAGAAGATTCTCTGGATGGCCGTGCCGATGCCCTGACTGAGCAGGTCGACTCTCTTAAAACTGAGCTGGAAGAAGCCAAGCGTGTTGACGTTGACAGCCTTGTTGCTGATCGCGTAGCCCTGGTGGAAAAAGCTCGCGTAGCCCTGGATGCAGAGTATGCATTCACCGGCAAGTCTGACCGCGACGTAATGGTCGACGCTATTAAGGCTGTCCGCGGTGATTCCGTGGATCTCACTGATCGTTCCGACGATTACGTGCAAGCTATGTTCGACACCATCGCTGAAGACGCAAAGCGCAGCGACTCCACTGAGGAGCTTCGTGAGGCTGTTGCATCCATCGCATCTCCAACGTCTGCCCCTTCCGCCTACATGGAAAAGCTGCAGAACGCTTGGAAGTCCCCCCTGTCCATTTCTAAGGAGGCTAAGTAATCCATGGCCGTTACTTTTTCCACTAGCGCTGGTGCTGCTGGTGGCGTTCAGTCCAGCTACGCTCTGGAACTGACTGCCGCTCTCGAAGGCCAGTTTGCTGATATCGCTGATAACAGCGTTTCCACTTTTGTTAACGAAACCGGCGCCGTTGTTGCTTATGGCAACCTTGTCGCGGTAAACGCTTCTGGTTCTGTTGGCAACTCTGCCAAGACCATTGCTGCTGCTGGCAACACTGTCGTTGGCATTAACGCTCTCACCTATGTGGATGAGACCGCTACTGACGCCAACTCCCGCCCCGGCGTGAAAGACGATCAAGTCATGAACGTCGTAAGCAAGGGTGTTGTTGCTGTGTACTGCGCTGAAGCTGTCGATCTGACTTCTGCGGTGCGTGTGTTCCACACTGATCACAACTCAACTCTTTCCGGCGCCCGCCCTGGCCGTTTCGGCAAGACCGCTGTCCAAAACAAGACTGCTGTCCTGGCTGGTGCCCGTTGGGTTTCCAAGACTTCCGCTGCTGGCATTGCCCTGCTGGAGATCAATGGTCCCGACCTTTCCCTTACTGCTGACACTTGATAGGAGGCCCTAATGAGCGAATTTCGTCTTGATGATGCTGGCCTCTTCCTTGACCGCCAGCTTGAGTACATCCGCCCTCAAATTTTTGAGGTCGAATATGGGGATATCAAATATCCCACAATCCTGCCCGTGACGGCTGAAGCCGGCCCTGGAGCGCAGACGTTCACCTACCGCATCATGGATGCAACTGGTGACTTCAAACTCATCTCTGATGCCGCCGACGATCTGCCGCGGGCTGATGTGAGCCAAACTGAAAAGAGCATCAACATTCGCTCCTTCGGTGGTTCCTTCGGCTACAGCGTGCAAGAGCTGCGTGCTGCACAGATGGCTAACATTTCTCTTGAGCAACGTCGCGCTTCTGCAGTGCGTCGTGCATACGAGGAGAAGGTTGAAAGCGTTGCCATGTTTGGCGAAGGCTCCGTTGCTTTGAGCGGTTTCTTCAACAATGCAACTGTTGACGTGATCAGCGGCAACAAATGGTTCTCCACTTCTGGTGTAACCGCCGTTGAAATGCTTGAGATCCTAAATCAGGGTGTCAGTGCAATCATCAGTGGCTCCAACATGAAGGAGCAGCCTGACACGATCCTCATTCCTTACGAGGATTACAACATCGTCTCCACCACTCGTAACTCTGACAGCTCCGACGTGACTGTCCTTGAGTACTTCCTGCGGACCAACCCTTTCATTCGCAACGTGGAGCCGATCAATCAGCTTTCTGCTGCTAACAGCAGCTTGGCTAAGAACCGCATGGTGGTTTACAAGCGTGACCCCCAGAAAGTTCAACTGCACATCCCTCAGCCTCTGGAACTGTTCCCGCCTCAACAGCGCGGACTAGAGTTCATCGTTCCCGCACACGCTCGCGTGGGTGGTACAGCGATTTACTATCCAAAGTCTGTCAAGTACGTGCAGGCTCCTTAAGCAATCAATAGATGGGCGGTTAAGCTTTGCTTGCTGAATAATTATCAACATGCTAATTGCTTACCGCCCTGAACTTGAGAACCCGCCTCGTGAGGCAGGTTTCGGAATTATTACCGACAAGGGTTTGATTAGTCTTGCCCCTGGCCTTAATCAGGAAATTCCTGATGAACAATGGGAGGTAGCAAAAGCGAATCCTACGGTCAAAGCTCTTCTTTCTATTGGCGCCATTGAAGAGATGAAAGAGCGAGTGGAAATTGAAACCATTCCTCAGAACATCGAAAGCCTTTCTCAGCTTCCGCTTAGTCAGGCAATTCAGGCGATTGAGCTACTTCATGACGAAGACAAGCTTGATTCTTGGAAGAAGGTTGAAGGCCGAGTCAGGGTTCGTAATGCCATCAACCGTCGTCTCGAGGCCATCCGTAAAGGAAAAGCATGACGGTCACTTATTCGGGATTTCTGGAACGCTTCCCTGAGTTCACACCACATCCTTCGGGAATTGTGAACGGGGCCATCGAAAGCGCTACTGCCGACGTGTCGAGTGACATTTTTGGAACTCAAACTGATCGCGCAGTTCGCCTACTTTCCGCTCATATTGTTTCAATTCAACTCTCTCAAATGGGCGTGATGATTGGCGCAACTGACGGCAAGGTTTACGGCGAAGGACTTGACGCCACATTGTATGGCCAAGAGTTTAAACGCCTATCTGATTCGGCCTCTGACGCTTCAATTATCGGCTTTGTAGTTTAATGACCAACCCAGCTCCTCCACTTGCAAATGCCACATTGGTGTTTTCCGTGGCTGGCGGCTATGCGGTTGATTCGACTACGGGTAATTACGTTGAGACTACGTCCGATGTTAGTTATTACGCCACGTTGAAGCAAAGCAGGGATCCTCAATACGAGCAGCGAATTGGGGCTGACGAGAGTGCCATCTACATGAAGGGCCGTCTTGTCAGTCCGCTCGCATTATCGGGAGTAACAGCAGGTGACACTGCTGCCGCGACCATCGAATCACAAGAAGGTCGTTTTGAGTTACTTCCAACAACAGCGATGACTGAACATTATCGGCAATTCCTAGGCACTCCTATTCACGGCTACTTTAGAGTTGTGGGAGCAGGAAGTGTCCTGAATCGTTGATCTAGATCCCCTTGCATTGTTTCAATGTCTTCTCTACAACATCCATCTCAAATTATCAAGAGCCAGGACACCGTCATCAAGGTGGGCTCCTTAGCCGCTGGCAAGCGCGTCCCTATTGCGAGCGCCGTAAGTAGTGCAGGCGTTATTGCTGCGCTGCCTACCACCAACGTGCCAAGCGTCATGACCTTCTTGGGCGGCGTCACGAATGCTTCTATCGCGTACAACGACGGTGAGCAAGAATATTACGTCCTTGGCGGCGGCGGGTTCGCCGACAGCGTAAAGACCACCAGGCGTATCGTTGCTTCAATCACGTCTTACCTGCAAAGGGATTTTGACGATGCTCTTCAGAATGACGCATTCAGTGAGAGCATGGAGGCCGTCACCGCCGGTCGCCAAGATTTAAACCACGAGGTTTACGTTCAAATCTTCAAAAATATTGGCGGTACCTCCAGCGATTTGGTTTTTGACACAATTCTTTTCTGCGCCACTGTGGCGAACTATCAGGAGAGCTATCCGGCTGACAACTTAGTTGAGGTCACCTTTGATTTGGCAAGCCGTGGGGAAATCGCCATTGGTAAGTTCACGGCTACTAGCCAAACTGATCCGAGGCCTGCTAACCAGGGCGCAGACCAGGATTAGACCACCAGGCCTGATCTATATAACATTCCGACTCTGCCAAGCCCCCGCAAGGGGGCTATTTTATTGATATGAACATCAAGCAAGTTAGAGACACTGTCGAAGTGTTGCTGACAGATCTTTTGGGATCTTACACTCTTCCAGATGGGACAATCATTCCTGCTATTTATGTTGATGGCAAGTATGGCGTACCGAAATCGTGGAAGGTGTCTGGACTAGAGGCATCTATTAAGCAATATCCCTTAAGACGTTCTAGACCGTTATTGGTAATGGTCGAGATGCGAATGTCATGGGAGATTGTTTTGTCTCAATACAGCCCTAGCGCTGAGGATATGGATGAAGCGATTGATCGCGTGCTCCGCCATTTTCCCGACACAACTCTTACTGGATTTCCTTCCAGTGATCGCGAGTACCAATACGCACGACTGGTAGTGCCTGATCTTGAGATTAAAACTCAGTACTTGAGGGCAAACTAAATGTCACTGCTGATTACTGGCGGAAGAATTGTTGGAGAACAAGATCTAATGCGCCAGCTTGGCGATGTTTTTGAAGAATGGGTAAAGGATGACGTGAATGGCGATTATATGGATGAGCAGTTTCTCAGCAAGAACAGGTGGCAATATCCACCTCCGTCGACTACGCGCAAAAGTGGAAACACTGCTGGCAATCCTCGTGACATCTACGACCTCGGCACGCTATACGACAGCGGAAAACGCAGCTTTACTATTACGCGCAGTGCATCCAAAGTTGAAGCTTCTTGGCATTGGGACGCCAAGAATCAAAGTGGAGACGAGTATGCCTGGTTTGTTCACGAAGGAGCTGGTCCTTATAGTCGAGCCCCAAGGCCGTGGACAGACGAAATAGCTATTCCTTATTTGTTTTACGGGAGCACCCCTCACAAAAGATTGGAAGAAAGTATCACTCTTAGGATGGGTCGATGAACACTTTCGACTACTTAAAAAGCGAAGACGGTCGGGTGCACCTCATCAACGTCAAAAAGAAAGGAGGTTTTTTAAAGGTGGGCATTCTTTGCACTATTGCCCAAGACGAAAGAAAGTGTAGAATTGCGAACGAAAACATCTCTTTTCTCGTTGAGCTGCCCGAAGGGACATTCTCAAAAGGCGCCCGAGCCAAGGTATTCAATGTCGATCTGACAATTCTAAAAGATGAGCAAATACAGCTTCCTTCTCCAAACTAAAGAGGCCGAGTATTTCGAGCTGCTGCCATCGCTGCGTTTGAGAAAGCATGGCAGTTGGTTGGTTGCGGAGTCAATCGAACAGGAAGAAATTTCTCGCACGCAAAGCCAGTCAACTATTCGAGCTGTACAACTTGCGAAGCGCATTGCGGCTGATCGTGGAATCTCGCTAGAGGAGGCTTTTAACGCCCTTCAAGGTGGTGCAGACTTGAACGAGATGGAACTGCTTAGCGAGTACACGGAAGAGGCCCTGGACATGCTCTCAGGGTCATCTTCAGCCGAAGCTGGTAACGCAAAGCTGGTAACTGCATTCATGCGTACTCGAGGACAAGGTCTTGTTGAGGACGAGTGGGTCGAGCTTGATGATTGGAGTTTTGAAGACACAAAGAGAATGAACAAGTCGATCATCACGAAGGCTATTGAATTTATTGTTTCCGAGCAAAGTTACGAGGAGGGCGGCTCGCCAAAAAAAGCGTCAAAGAGGACCAAGACGACAGCGTCCGAGGAATAGAAAGACGAGCTCTTAAGACTCTTCGGAACCAGTCTGATTGGAACGCGCTTTATTTTCGCTTAAGTGCTTCTGAACTTAAAGACCCGCGCTGGACGCAGGAAAACTTTGCAATGCAGAGTGTCAATGATGTTATGGCAGCTTTAAAGTTTCTCGAAAGTCACGACATTTCTCGCTACAACATTGCAAGTATTGCAACAGCAAAACTTGGCACTGTTGTTGTTGGAGCTTTGGGCGGGAAGAAAACGAGTGTTAGCGCGGAAGATTTCCTGCCTTTCGATACTCGCAAGATCAAAGGGGAAGTAGAGGTGTCTGAGGACAGTCTGCAGGTCTTGAGAAAGTTAATGAAAAGTAGACCTTTGGATCCACGTCTTATTGCAACGTTAGTAGCTGAGATTAAAATGGCGTCAAATCATGAAGACGATTGACGCTAAACTATGCAATATCGGTGTTCGTAGTGAAGGATGGCGGCTGAGCTAAGGCTAAATGTTGCGCTTGATCTGCAGTATTTCAAGCTACAACTCCCGAAACTCAGCCAAGCTGCTGCTGGTTTTCAACTGCCTATTCAGGTTAAGTTTGACAGCGGGCAGGTACGGAAAGAATTAAACAAGCTTACTGGACGTAGAGACTTTCGTATCAATCTCAATGATACGGCAATTAAGAATGCTATTTCGAAGGTTCAGACTCTTAAAAAAGCGCTTGAAAGCGTAGAGAGGCAATCAAAAAAGGTAACTGCTACCAGCACCCCTATTGGCACCAGACAGCTTTCCAGAACGGCTGGACAAGGCGGGTTTAACGCCGCCGAGATTCAGGCTCTGTATCAACAGGCCGCAACCCAAGGTATTGCTGGCTTTCAGAAGGGCATCAAGGTAAAAAGGGGCGATGCTGTCAGTGAACTTGGGCGACTCGCAAAAGATGCAGTCAAAGGGCTGATTAGTGGGCTGAAGAAAGGTAAGGGTCAAGTTGGGGCGGCATCAGAAGATATTGCCCAGGAACTGATTGACACTATGGACGCTCGACTGGAGATTCGTTCTCCGTCGAGACGGCTGATGAAAATGGGCCGCGAGGCGGCCAAAGGCTTTGAAATTGGAATTTCCAAAGGCTTAGACAAAGCTCAGCAGGTGGCAGTTGCAAGGCTTGCCGCAATGCTGATTGCTATGCAGCAAAAAGCTAGAGGGTTTGGTCTTGGAGCGGGGTCAGGACAGATTCTCTCGGCAGGCAGTGGCACCGCTTCTCCTGCTGGCATGCTGACCAGCGCAAGCGGTCGACCACGATTCAAGGCTTCATCTGCTCAAGGGCTACCAGGTGTTAGGAGCGCTTTAACTGGCCCTAGTCTTTATGGCCAGGGGAGGCTTGCTCTGCCTCCTGCAGGCGGGAGCACGGCTTCATTGTCACGGGCTTCTAAGGAAACGGCAGCGACGATAAGAGCGTTGGGGCGTTCCGCTGAAAGATCGGCTTCTATCTTGGGCGAGAATGATCGAGTGACAGGATCTGGCCGTCCTGAGCTGCCGGCAAGTAGCACTGGCAGCGCCTTAGCTTTAAGGAGCCCTCAGCAATCTCAGCAAGCATCTCGTGGGAGCAGGCGCGGGTTCTCTCGGTTTGGCCCAAGCGGCGGAGAGATGTTTAATAATCTCAAAGCAGGCCCTATTGCCTCGATTGGCAAGGAATTCAAATATGCAACTTCGCAGGTGCTGTTGTTTGGTACTGCTTACAAAGCTATTGCTGCTGTAACTGCATTACCTGCCAATATTGCTGCTGCAACGGCCAATTTACAAGCTTTCAATAACCAAATGGAAGCCGTAACTGGCGGCGGTCAAACCATGACTAACAGCATGGCTTTGATCGAAAAAACTGTTGCTCGATTCAACGTTCCAGTTCAATCAGCTCGTGATGGATTTGTCAAGCTGTTTGCGTCAATGAGTCCTGCTGGCATTGATCTGAGCACTATTAACAACGTCTTCACTGGTCTTTCTGCTGCTGCGTCAACGTTTGGCATGAGTGCGGATCAAGTAGATCGCATGACTTATGCTCTTGCCCAAATGGCAAGTAAGGGTCAGATTATGACAGAAGAGCTGAAAGGTCAGCTCGGTGACGTATTCCCGCAAGCTGTCAGTTTATTTGCTGAATCTGCCGGCTTCTTGGATGATTCAATGGATGCCCAGGCCAAGAGCAAAGGCTTGGCTGCATTCTTAAAGGCACTTGAAGACGGAGCCTTGAAAGGTACAGCCATGAGCAAGGTGCTGGCAAATGTTGGCGTCAATCTGAACACTAAATTTGGACCTACAGCAGAGAAAGCGGCTGGCTCCTTCCAGAACCAGATGAACAAACTTAATAATGCACTAACTAAGTTTCACGAAAGCTTTGCGCCCGTAGCCGGAGCTTTCCTGGGCGAAGTTGCCACTCCAATGATTAGCGCATTAAATGGAGTTGGTCAGGCCGTCAAACTTGCATTTTCTGGCGAGGCCATAACAGACAATCCACTGGCAAGTTATTTGCGAGACGAACTGTTTCCGCAATTGCTCAACATAAAAGATGCCTTAATAGAAGGAGCTCAGGTTTTTGGGATTTTCGCTCAAGCTGCTGCTGTAGTGTTGCGTCCTATTGCTCAATTTGTCCTTGGGAATAAGGATCTTGTGACGACGTTGGTGAGAACTGCAGCCACTGGAATGGTGCTAAAGGCAGCGCTTGTTGGGCTTCGCGTAACCGGCATTATTCCCTTGATAGGTTTCGTTCTGAAATATGGAAAAACGCTGCGAATCATAATCGCGGCAAATATACAGGGAACTGCCAGCTTTGGCACCTTAAAGGGAGCTGCAATCGCTTCGGGAATGGGCATGAAGCAGGCCGCTGTTGGAGTGAGGGTATTAGCCACAGCAATTCGCACAGTTCTCGTTGCATCTGCCATTGGCATTGCTCTGGTTGCTATTAGTGCGTTGATCGGAAAGATACAAGCACTTCAAGCTACAGCAGACAGCATTAAAGGTCAAAAAAGATCTTACGGAAATCGATTAAGGAAAGCTGCACAGCGTGGTGGTTCAGAAGGCTTTGCTATCGAGCAAAAAAATATTAACCAAGAAGTTGCCAGCAGGGAGAGGGGTATCAATCTTGCAGACAGAATCATGAAGGGAGAAACGATTTCGTCGGAAGATAGAGATCATCTTGAGAAACTTGGCGGGTACGAGTCAACACTTGGTGGATTACGCGAGCGCAAAGGTGGTGGCTTTGGCACCTTCATGATCGGCTCCGGGCGGCAGGGAGAATCGCGGATTAGGGCTAAAAACGAAGACAATATTAAGGGTGAACAATTAAATGCTCGGCGAGCTTTGACATCTTCACTGTCGAAGTATCGCCAAGATACTGCTGCCGCTGGACAAGACGCCAAAGTTGTAGATGCCAGGAATGAAAATGCTGCAAAAGTTTCTTTAGAGGGGCTTGGTCTTGACCTTAATGGCGACGGTAGCAGTGGAGGCGGCAGTGCAACAGGCAGAACGCCTATGAGCGCTGACGAGCTGACCATTATTCAAGGTATTAACGAAAAACGCCGAGAAGGAAATGAATTAGCCGAAGCTCATCTAAGGTTTGCTCAAAAACTTCTTGAAATTCGCAATTCCGACGCGGACATTACCGAAAAGCAGGGTGACTTGGACACTGCTCGTACAGACCACGCATTGGAAATCAAGCAAATTAACGAAAAAGCAGCAAAAGAGAAGGCAGACACCCTGAAGCAGGAAACTCAAAATCGTCAACAAATTGGTCAAATCTTGCTAGATCAACAGCTCGCTGCCGGGATAATTTCGCAAAAAGAATATGACATTGCAATGCATTTGCGTGATCAACTTGCAACCGAGCAACAACTGAAAGAACTTGGAGCAACTCCCGAGCAGATTCAGCAATATCACAACAACCAAGGTCCGGCACCTGGAACCTTTGGAGACCTCCAAAAAAACGCGAAAGACGGTTTGAACGATTTGCTCGACCCAACTCGGCAATTGGACGAGGTGGCGACTGGCGTGGGCGAGACTTTTGCCACAATGTTTACTGACCTTGCAACTGGTGCATCAACTGCTCAGGAAGCTTTGGGGAGCATGTTCGGCAACTTGTCTGACATGTTCGCCAACATGGTTCAAGAAATCATTGCTCAATGGGTGAAGGTGCAACTGATTCAAGGGCTTGGAAGCATCTTTGGCGGAATGATGGGCGGAGGCGGAACGCAGCAGTCTGCTGCGCAGCAGGTAGGATGGCCCACGGCTCGCCCGTACGCAAATGGCGGCATGGCCTACGGAGGATTCACTCCATTCGCAAGCGGAGGCATTGTCAAAGGCCCCACCCTTGGTCTTGTTGGGGAAGGTCGTCACAACGAAGCAATTGTGCCCCTGCCAAATGGCAAGTCAATTCCAGTGGATATGGGTAAGGGTATGGGAGGAGACATCAACAGTAGTGTTGTTGTCAATATCAGTAACGGCGGAGGCTCGGAATCATCCACAAAGGGCTCGCAAGGTAATCAGCTAGCTAAAGGAATTGAGGGTGCTGTTAAAGACGTTATCATGCGGGAGATGCGTCCTGGCGGAATGATCTCGTCAGGGAGATAAGCAAATGGCACAACCTACCCTGTTTCCAAAGAGAACGACAACCACCAGCATCGGGTCTGAAGATTTGTTTGAATTTGGTCAGACCATTAATAAGTCACGGCGCGTTCGTCGTTTTGCGCTGGGCAATGGGTACGAACAAGTGACGCCTGACGGCATCCAAACAGATATGAGAACGTATCAACTTAAGACTAAGCCGATTACTGACGTTCAGGCCACTCAATACGACGATGCGTTTGATA